ATGTATGACGTTCTGGATATTGCAAGGTTTGTAATTAACTACTGCAATGATAGGGAGTATGATATAAGCAACTTGAGGTTACAAAAGTTATTATATTTTATACAGGCATATTATTTGGGTTTAAAAAATAAAATGCCTTTATTTAAAGAGGATTTTGAAGCTTGGGATTTTGGACCGGTTATTCCATGCGTTTATCAGGAATATAAAGCATTTGGTGGAAGCAATATACCTAAAATAAATAGATTTTTCAAAGGTGTGAAGCTTGTAAAGTATGACAAGAATATTATATCAAAAGCAGATAAAAATAATATAGCCCATGTCATTGACTTGTTTAGAAATGTTAGTACATCAAAACTTGTGTCAATAACACATGGGCAGGAACCATGGATAAATGCATATAACTCATTTGACAAAACAATATATAAGGAGGATATAAAAAAGTATTTTTCGGCATGATGATAAGGAAAATAATAAAGGACATAATAAAGAAAAAATCTTCAAAAAGTGACTTTGAAAGTTTAGTTAAGAATAGTAATTTAGAATCTGAATCTATTATTGAAGAATCTGATTACACTTCTATTACATCAAAACAAAAAGAACGGATAAATAATATATTAAATATGTTACAGACTCCAAGTGATAAATTTGATGAGAAGGTGCAAAATACATATTTGGAATTTAAGGAAATATCAAAAAAAGAGCGTATATTGTACTCTGAGATAACAAATAGAATATTTAATATAGATGACAAGGAAGATGGCACAATATTATCTAATGCTGAAAAACTTGTTGATTATGCAGATGCTAATATGAATGAAAATGAAGACGATATTAGATGTTATAGAATGATTTGCAAATTTTGGGATCATTGTAATTTAGCATATAAACAGAAGGAATTAAATAAGAATACGCAAGAGTCACTGAATGAACAATTTAAATCATACATGGAGCCATATATTAATGATTTTAAACAAAGTGAAAAGGAAATGCAGACACAATATATTTCAATTTTAGGAATATTTGCAGCAATTGTATTAGCTTTTACTGGCGGTATGACGCTTTCGGCTTCTGTTTTAAATAATATTCATCATGCATCTGTTTACAAGCTTATAATCATTGCCTGTATTGTAGGACTAATATTTATGTTTATGATGTGGTTGTTAATGGATTTTATAAGAAGTATTCATGGACAATTAGATAGGAAATATTGGGTTATTATTGCTTTTTCTATCACTTTAATAATAATTGCATTGGCGGCATTTTATTGTTATAACAAAGACGATAGAATAGATGTAGATCAAGTTCAAACAATAGAAGAAAATAATGATACAATATATACTGATTAAAAATAGAAGGGAAAGCTCCCTTCTATTTTTGCAAGAAGAAATACACTTCCAACTTGTCATTCTCTTTATCATATACACAATGATCCACAACACTCCTTATAGCATTAGCTCTTGTAAGAGTATCTTTAGTAGTATCCTTAATAATATTAAGAACAGATGTTATGTGTTGTAACATTTCATCAGAAGAATCAGCTTCAGACGACTTAAGAGAATCAAGCTGTGCCTCCAGTGTTTTTCTTTCATTTTCGATTAGCTGTTTGTTTTCTCTATACTCTTCTATGGTATCAATGCCATCTCTATAAGCCTGTTTTATTCTGGCTTCCTTATCGCCAAGTTTAGATATCTGGTTTAGAATCATGTCTCTGTCTGTTGTATTACCATCATTTGGAGATTTCTTTAACTCATAGTGTAAATCCATGCTACCATCTAAAACACGCTCAAATGCTTCATATATGGCTTGCTCAAGGGCAGCAGTTTTAATGTAGTGGCTGTGTGAACATTTCCCTTTATTGTAATTACCACACTGATATCTTGTAGCATTAAGACCGGCCATAAGAGAAGCTCCACAGTCTGAACATTTTACAATGCCACCGAGCCAGTGTTTCATGTGTCCTGCAGCTCTTGCTTTGTATGGACGACTTCTTAAAGCCATAAGGTGCTGCACCTCGTCCCATGTTTCTTTATCAATAATAGCTGGGTGTTTACCCATAACGATAATCCACTCACTAATATCTTTAATAGTATGATCATCATGCTTCTGACGATTCCAGCGAATAGCACCATAGTAAAATGGATTACTTAAAATGTATTCAACAGTACGACCTTCAAAGGCTGCACCACGTTTTGTTTTATATCCAAGAGCATTAAGCGCTCTTGCAATCTCCAAATAGCTGTGTCCGGCAATGTAATCTTTGAATATCTTTCTTACAACAATAGCTTCAGGCTCATATATGTATGGTATGCCGGTATCCTTATTCATTTTGTAGCCAAGAGGAAGAGAAGATTGATAACCACCTCTTAGAGCTTTCTCAGTCATACCCCTCAGAACCTCACCAGATAGACGGATAGAATAATATTCGTCCATCCATTCAATTATTCTTTCAATAAGGCTTCCAAAAGGACCGTCAATGAGTGGTTCTGATATACTCACGACCTCTACATTGTTCTTTTTTAACAATGACTTATAAACAATAGATTCTTCCTGATTACGGGCAAATCTGCTAAATTTCCAAACAAGAATAATATCAAAAGGGTGTTCCTTGCTTTTGGCAAGACTAATCATTTTCATAAATTCAGGCCGTTTATCAGCTTTTTTTCCAGAGATACCATTGTCTATATAAATATTTTCAGCAAGAAGAGACATATTATGTTTTTTAGCATAATCTATCAAGAGCCTTTTCTGTGCATCAGGCGAGAGCTCTTCTTGCTTGTCTGTAGATACACGAATATAAGCGCATGCTACCCTCATGTTTGCAATGTCTGTAGCCATATTAATCATCCTTTCTGTAAAATATATGCGAATTGCACCAGTACAACTCTAAAAATGGGTATAAAAATAACACCTACTTGCAAAAGCGGTGTTCAGAATGATATAATATGGCTTGCTTAGGGCGATTATATCATTTGAGCATAGCTTAATTGTAAGTCGCGGGTAAAAGCTCTTGTGTTCCAGCACAGGAGCTTTTATTTATTATAAAACCATCTCGGTAATAATACCGTTATGGTATAAAAAGACTCTGGGCCCGAAGGACACCAGAGTACGTTCAAGATTAGTTTACTTGTATTATAATCTGGCGTCAATATTGATTATACATGATCTTAATTTATTGTCTCATTTTCAGACTTTCTCTATACTGTTCTGCATCTGGAATATCAATAAATTCAACAGTCTTATCATAGTTTTGTCGTATAACATCTTTTATTTCATCTAATGTAACATTGAAAAATTCTCTTCTATGGTTGACCATATTAACCTTACGATTTTCAAAGGCTTTATGTAGAGCATTTTCAAGTGCAGGAGCATCATCAGAAAATATCATTGCATGTACATCAAAATTGAATGGAACGGACGCATCACCTAATTCATCAACTCTATCTTGAGGGTTAAGACGGCGAGTCATACCAATTTTGTAAATATTCTCTCCAAATGCGCCAATATTAGAAATAACATAAACATAACCAGCACGCTGATTTGCTTCTCTGTAATCTAAGTCTTTTATTTTCACATCAATAACACCAAGTTGTGATTCAAGTTCATTTTTCTTTTGTATCAACTCATCTGAAGGATCAGGAGAAGATTCAATTTGCTTTAAAACAGATAGCAAAGCGTTTTGATAATGATTACGCTCTTTATCAATAGCTTTTCGTTGCTCTTCAATTTCTTTTTGTAGTTTAGCAGCTTCACGAAGAGCAGCTCTAGCCTCTCTTTGTTCTTCTTTTTCAGCTTGTTTTTTCTGACGATATTCAAAAGCAAGATGTAATTCATCTACTTTAGCCTGATAATACTCATTGGATATTGAAATCTGCATCATTTTTCCTAGTCGTGATATTGCGTTGCGAGAGGTTGTAATCCTTTTGAGTGACATATCAAAATTATTATATTTGACTTTATTTATTACCTCATCGCATTCGCTATTAAAAGCTCTTAACAGAAGTTTTTGAGTATCACTTACCATCTTAGAACCTTTTTGCAGGCTACCATTAACTTGCCAATTGATAGCACCAGTGGCAGCAGTACCATTCTTTATCATTTGTTTCTGCCTATCTCTGATGGCTGTTAATTTTTCTTTATAGCCATCAGATGTGGCGAAATCATAAATAGGTGTATACAAACCGAACTCTTGTACAAGTACATCATCTTGCATAATAATCAATTTTGATTTTGTTTCATCTATAAGGTCAAGAAGATTATTGTATTCCTGTCCTTTATCGTTAATACGATTATACAAATTATCAAATTGTCCCTGTAAATCATTAACCTGAGCTTTTAGTGATTCTATATGCTGTGATAAATCAAAACTAGTCTGCATTTCGGGAGTAATCATTTTCTTTAATTGTTCGTTTTCTTCACGAAGTTTTTTAGCGTTTAATATATCAGATAATCCCATGTTTTCTCCTATTCAAATAATTCCATAATATATAATGATGGTTGAAATCCAACAACATAATTGTCTACTTGCACGCATATGCCATATTTAGAACGGTAACATTCAATAGCATCATTTAGAAATTCTTCGGTTACATTTAAGTAATCTGCCATATCATGTAAAGTTCTGCAGTTAGCCTTATAACAATTAATAATACCTTGCAAACCAACCTGTCTGTTATATGCCCACAGACGGGCTCTAGCTTCTTGCTTTCTGTTACCAGTGTCAGACATATCTAAGATATTTCCGGTTGAGGTGTAAAAATGTCCTAATTCCTCTGCAAGTACGCAGGCTTTTTCTTTTTGCGTTCTTAAGCTATTACTTATAGCAACAGTGCCATCACAATATAATCCTTTTATTCTAGTTCCCTTCAAATTGTAGTCATCATAAACTGTAACATTATTATCATTTGCATTGGATAATAACTTCTCATAATCAGTCAATAAATCATCCCCTTAGTTTTTTCTTTTTGATTTAACAAAATTAGCAAATTCTTCTATCTTATTTAATTCCTCTGGTGTAAATCCATCTCCATCAAAATGAGCAGCTATAGTATGAGGTTCTTCTAATCCCAAAAGCACATCAGCAGAAACATTTAATACATCAGCAATTCGCTTTATAGTTTGAACATTAGGTTCTCTATTCCCACTCTCATATAAAGAATATGTAGATTTGGCAACCCCAATAGCTTCAGCAACTTCTTTTTGAGATAAACCTTTCTTTTCTCTTGCTGACTTTAAATTTTCATTAAAAATATCTCCCATATTATTAATCACCGCCTTGAATAACATTTGTATGATTTGATTATATGAATGAAATGCAAACATGTCAATAAAAAGTTTACAAAATGCAAAGAAAACTATTGACAAGTTTGCGAATAGCAATTATATTATAATCAAAGTTTGCGATATGCAAATATGAAAGGAGGAAACAAAATTGTTTAGAAACTTAGAAGCGGAACAGGCACGAAAAGGATATACAAATTCAGATGTGGCAAATTTATTAGGAATATCAAGAGTTTCTTATGAAAACAAGAAAAAAACAGGGAAATTTACAACATTTGAAATAAAGATTTTATGTAAGACCTTTAATGTGAAGTTTGATTATCTATTCGAGGAGGTGAGAGAAGAGTGAATAGCCTGAAAATTAATTTCGATAAAGAAGAACTTGAAATTGATGGAACAAAAATTACAAAGCCATTTATTGTAAGAGTTCCACATGATGATGGCTATCAAAGGGCAAAAGTCTTTAATCGTGAGAATGGATGGAGAGCAGGAGAAAAACTTCCCTGTATTTCAATATCAAGAACTTAATACAGGGAAGAATAGTTATTCATAGAAGAATTTTATAGCTTTTAACTCATTGTTTTCAAGAACATAGTCATCCATATAAATTTTTAAATACTGTCCATCTGGTGAGACGAGCGTGTCTCCAACAGATACTATGCCAAGATATGAAGATGGTACTAAAACAAAAGCTCGTCCCTGTTCGGTAATGGGAAGCCCTTCACAAGTTCCAATTTCAGTAAAGTCATTGATGATGGTGTATGTAATTGGCATAAGTAAACTCCTTTCTTAGAAACTAGGTGCTGCAACACCAGTAATTAAAGTATAGGAGCAAAAAAGAATTTGTACAAGTAATTATCTATCAAGGAGGTGAGAGAGTGAGTGGCTACTTAGTTATTATTGTGGTTTTATTGCTGAATATATACGCAGTAGTAGCTTGCATACGAGAGAAAAAAGGAGCTTTTGCTATATCAAAGGTACTGGCAGATTGCATTTCCTTAATATACGCTTGTACTCATCAAAAGTAAAAGAACACATTTTATTAAAAACATAGTCTAGTTCATTACGGCATGTGTTTAAATCGAAATCCGGATTTTCATTTTCAGCCTCAAGTAAATTCAGGAAAGCAAGATAGAATTCAGAATAAAGCGATTGTGAATTAACATCCATCAGATGAATATTTTGCGTGAATAAATCAAGAAAGATACTTCGTGCTTCAAAACCAAGTGAGCTCAAATTGTTGTCAGAAAGAAATCCGGCACAATATTTTTGATAAAAGGGAATATAGAATTTATCCAGTCTTTCCTTATAGACAACTTTTTTAGAAGTAAAAAGGTCTTTAATAAAGTTCGAGTAAATGGCAATGCACGAGCCAATCAGTGAAATTATAGCAACAATTATAGAAACCATGATATTTAATCCCCCTATATATGATGAGCAGATTATATCACATATTTGGAAATTTAACTATTTGAGGAGGTGAGAGAGTGAAAGAGCAGGTAGAAGATACAGAGAAAAGAACAGAAAGAATCAGAAATGCTGTTGGATTAAGTCAGTGGAGAGATATTAAAACTGGAGAATTCAAAATAGGTGGCGTGTTGTTTACAGGAGAAAATGTTGAAAGAGCTGCTCAGATTGTTGAAGCATTAGAAGGATTAACAATTCGAGAAGCTCAGTACTTATTAGAAAGAGTAAGGATACATTTACTGAATTCTATAGTTACTACGAAATAAATGCCAAGAAAGGAGCAGACAATGATCATAAGAACTGAATATGCCAATTTTGGCAAACCTGAAGATTTACTCCGGTATATGCAGGAAGAAAACATTGAGACTGTAACAGTAGAGTCGGAATACTGGGGAGCCAAGCTTGCTCCTATGAAGATGACACAGAAAGATGTAGAAGACTGGATAAATATGAAGGAGGAGTAA